TACGCAGCATTAGCAGCAGCAAGTTCAGCTAGCATTATTTACCTATCTTTAATTCTGCATACATAATGCCGATAGCAGCTACAACACCACCAATCCATAACAAAGGCTTAGCAGCTTTAGCTATCCAACCTAAGACAGTGAAGGCACCTTCAACAGCTTTGAAGGTCTCCACCATTGCCCTAGTTTCTTTATGCAGTAAATCTACTTTAGCCTCAACTTCAATGAGACGTTGGTAGATTTCGTAATGTGAGATGTCTTCGTTCATGGTGCGTCAGGCCACTCAATCGTCAAAGGGAAGCCAGTTTGTGCAGTTATATCACGCAATGCTTGGCGGTATGTGGTAAACGCTGCGGGAATGTCTGCACTGGTTTCAAACGATTTTACAGCAACCCAATCACAATCTAATAGCAGTTTATCGCGCTTTGCTCTAGCAGTAGAAGCATAGTCCTCTAACACCTCAGCATAGCGGTCAGGGTCATTCTCTTGCATCGTCTGCAAATGTGACACGCCTTTAACTACTGCTGTGCCATTCCATGTGCAAGCGTAGTCTCGCCAGTCTGCAGGTAAGGTGTCGGTGGTGATAACTTGTGCATTGGCGCTGTTTATGTCTAGCGCAATGATGTCATCGGCGACAAGCCTGTCTGTAAGAAGCACATCTGCCCCATCACTAAAAGCGTACTTGACCTGATTGTTTGATACAACGATTTTCATATTAACCTTTCACTAAAAGTTCTGTTGCTGATACTGCTTTTCCAGCATAGGTGTTGGTGGCTGTTGCTGTCAACGTGCCATCGTCATTGACGTAGTAAAGCGTGTTGGGTGTTAGCCCTGTTTGGCTTTCGTTTATGCCGGCAACTGTTGTAACCGTTACGGCATCGGTGTCTGACACCGCCTGCGTTGATAGGCCAATGTAAGAGGGAGCATTGGTGGAAGCATTCTGAAATACCACGCTTGTACCATAATTAGAGTTACCTTCATCCCTATAAGCAATAACTACCTTCTGGGCGTTAGAGTCATATGTTGCTGACATATAGATACTACCAGCACTTTCAAATACTACAGCAGTGCCGAAGCTAATTAATGTACCGCTTACAGTCCCTACAATCGCTGTACCATAGCTAGAGTTACCAATATCCCTATAAGCAATAACAACCTTTTGGGCGTTAGAGTCATATATTGCTGATATGTAGGGACTTTGAGCGCTCTCAAATACTACAGCAGTGCCAAAAGAAATACTTGTACCACTTACAGTTCCTACAATGGCAGTGCCATAACTAGAGTTACCCCCATCCCTATAAGCAATAACAACCTTTTGGGCGTTAGCATCATATGTTGCTGATATGGAGTCTATATTAGCGCTCTCAAATACAACAGCAGTGCCGAAGCTAATTGATGTACCACTTACAGTACCTACAATCGCTGTTCCATGATTAGAGTTACCACCATCCGCATAAGCAATAACAACTTTCTGTGCGTTAGCATCATATGCTGATGATATGTAGTCACTAGTAGCACTTTCAAACACGACAGCAGTGCCGAAGCTAATTGACGTACCGCTTACAGTCCCTACAATCGCTGTACCATAACTAGAGTTACCCCCATCCCTATAAGCAATAACAACCTTTTGGGCGTTAGAGTCATATATTGCTGATATGTAGACACTATTAGCACTTTCAAATACAACAGCAGTACCAAAGCTAATTGATGTTCCGTCCACAGTTCCTACTATTGCTGTTCCATAACTAGAGTTACCCTCGTCCCTATACGCAATAACTACTTTCTGAGCGTTAGAGTCATATGTTGCTGATATGAAGGTACTATAAGCGCTTTCAAATACAACAGCAGTGCCGAACGATATGCTTGTACCACTTACAGTTCCTACAATAGCAGTGCCATAATTAGAGTTGCCACCATCCTGATAAGCAATAACAACCTTTTGGGCGTTAGAGTCATATGTTGCTGATATGAAGAGACTACTAGCACTCTCAAATACAACAGCAGTGCCGACAGCCTGATCTACCCCAGCAATCACACTTACTGTGCCATCAGCGTTAATGCCTACTGTGGCTCCGTTGCCAATAGAGCCGCTTGCCACAAAGCCAGTAGCACCCCCCAACACTGGAAACGTATTGCCAGAGCCTGTTAAGTCTTTATTGGTTGGTGCCTGTGTGCCAGCCGCTGTCAGCACATTGCCCGACGTTACTAAAGTTGATAGTGTTGTCATGTTATCCTCTCACTAGAAGTTTTGTAGATGCCAACGCTCGGCCTGCATAGGTGTCTGTAACGATTGTTGTTAGGTCGCCGTTGTCAGCAACGTAGTAGAGTGAGGCAGCAGTTAACCCTGTGATGTCTTCATTGACGCCCCCAATAATTGTTACGTCTACAGGGTCTGTGTCAGTTACAGTTTGTGTTGATAGGCCAATGTAAGAGGGAGCATTGGTGCCTTCGTTTTGGAATACCACGCTTGTTCCATAACTAGAGTTACCATCATCCCTATAAGCAATAACAACCTTTTGGGCGTTAGAGTCATATGTTGCTGATATGTAGAAACTATTAGCGCTTTCAAATACAACAGCAGTGCCAAACGATATGCTTGTGCCACTTACAGTACCTACAACCGCTGTACCATACTGAGAGTTACCAACATCCCTATAAGCAATAACTACCTTCTGGGCATTAGCATCATATACTGCTGATATGGAGTTACTACTAGCACTTTCAAATACAACAGCAGTGCCGAAGCTAATTGATGTACCACTTACAGTACCTACAATAGCAGTGCCATAATGGGCGTTAGCATCATCCTGATAAGCAATAACAACCTTCTGGGCGTTAGCATCATATGTTGCTGATATGTAGAGAGTAGCAGCGCTCTCAAATACAACAGCAGTGCCGAAGCTAATCGATGTGCCGCTCACAGTCCCTACTATTGCTGTACCATAACTAGAGTTACCCTGATCCCTATAAGCAATAACAACCTTCTGGGCATTAGAGTCATATGTTGCTGATATGTGTCGACTAGCAGCGCTCTCAAATACAACAGCAGTGCCAAATGATATACTTGTACCGCTTACAGTTCCTACAATAGCTGTTCCATGCTCAGAGTTACCAATATCCGTATAGGCAATAACTACCTTCTGGGCGTTAGAGTCATATACTGCTGATATGTAGGTACTAGCAGCGCTCTCAAATACAACAGCAGTGCCAAACGATATGCTTGTGCCACTTACAGTACCTACAACCGCTGTACCATACTGAGAGTTACCAACATCCCTATAAGCAATAACTACCTTCTGGGCATTAGCATCATATACTGCTGATATGGAGTTACTACTAGCACTTTCAAATACAACAGCAGTGCCGAAGCTAATTGATGTACCACTTACAGTACCTACAATAGCAGTGCCATAATAAGAGTTACCATCATCCTGATAAGCAATAACAACCTTTTGGGCATTAGCGTCATATGTTGCTGACATGTAGTTACTAGTAGCGCTCTCAAATACAACAGCAGTACCCGCACCTTCAGTCACACCAGCAACAACACTCACAGTGCCATCGCTATTCAACACCACTGTATCGCCTGTGGAAATTACACCGCTTGCTACAAAGCCCTGAATGCTTGTAGCTGGAAACGTGTTGCTAGCTGCTGTTAAGTCTTTGTTTGTCAGCGTCTGCGTGTTGCCAACAGTGGAGACATTACCAGCTAGGGTTGAGAGTGTTGTCATTGCTGTACCAGTATAGATGTTGTAGACAGCGCACGTCCTGCCAATACGCCTGTGTCGCTTGTGCTTAGTGTGCCGTCATCACTGACGTAGTAGGAGGTTCCAGCAGTTAGCCCAGCCTGCTCAGTGTTTTCAGCGCTAAGGGTGTTGATTGAGACAGGGTTGGTGTCAGTGCCAGCCTCTGCCGCAAAGCCTATGAATGACCGGGCGTTGGTGGAATCATTCTGAAATACCACGCTTGTACCATAACTAGAGTTACCATTATCCCTATAAGCAATAACAACCTTTTGGGCGTTAGAGTCAAATGTTGCTGATATGAAGTCACTAGTAGCGCTCTCAAATACAACACCAGTGCCAAAGCTAATGCTTGTACCGCTTACAGTTCCAACAATAGCTGTTCCATAATTAGAGTTACCAACATCCCTATAGGCAATAACAACCTTTTGGGCGTTAGCATCATATGTTGCTGATATGTAGAGACTATAAGCGCTCTCAAATACAACAGCAGTGCCGAAGCTAATACTTGTGCCGCTTACAGTACCTACAATAGCAGTGCCATAATTAGAGTTACCACCATCCGCATAAGCAATAACAACCTTCTGGGCGTTAGCATCATATGTTGCTGATATGTACTCACTATTAGCACTCTCAAATACTACAGCAGTGCCAAAGCTAATACTTGTACCGCTCACAGTTCCTACAATCGCTGTACCATAATTAGAGTTACCAACATCCTTATAAGCAATAACTACCTTCTGGGCGTTAGCATTATATGTTGCTGATATGTAGAAACTATTAGCGCTCTCAAATACAACATTAGTGCCAAACGATATACTTGTACCGCTTACAGTACCTACAATAGCTGTACCACGATTAGAGTTACCACCATCCCTATAAGCAATAACTACCTTTTGGGCGTTAGAGTCATATGTTGCTGATATGAAGTCACTAACAGCACTTTTAAATACAACAGCAGTGCCGAACGATATGCTTGTACCACTTACAGTCCCTACAATCGCTGTGCCACGATTAGCGTTACCACCATCCCTATAAGCAATAACTACCTTCTGGGCGTTAGCATCATATGTTGCTGACATGTGGTGACTAGTAGCGCTTTCAAATACAACAGCAGTGCCGAAGCTAATCGATGTGCCGCTCACAGTCCCTACTATTGCTGTACCATAACTAGAGTTACCACTATCCGTATAAGCAATAACAACCTTCTGGGCGTTAGAGTCATATGTTGCTGATATGTAGAAACTATTAACGCTTTCAAATACTACAGCAGTGCCTGCACTTTCAGGCACACCAGCAACTACGCTCACAGTGCCATCGCTATTCAGGGCTACCGTAGCTCCATTACCTATTGTGCCTGATGCTACAAACGTGTTATTTCCTGCCCTTGAAGCTGGCAATGTGTTGCTTGCGGCTGTGAAGTCTTTGTTGGTTACAACAGCCGTCCTATTGGCTGTCAGCACATTACTAACAGGAAGTAGACTAGACAGTGTTGCCATTAGTTAGCCCCCACTTGTGTGTACACCGCCCATGTAGTGCCTGTATAAACAAGCTGGACTGACACGGAATCAATGTCGCAAACCAAATCCTCTGCTGCACCGCTTATGGTAGAGCCGTTGCGCCCAATAGTTAAATTATCTGTTCCCCAATTGCTTGTGGGGTCGGCTACCACAACTTGAGCGCCTGTGTCTGGACTAGCGGGCAATGTCACTGTAAACGCACCACCAGAGGTGTCAGCAAGTACGCCTTCTTTGTCTATGGTTGTGTAGTTAGCCGTCTTAGTAACATACTCCAAACCACCCGCAGCAGGTAGTGCAGATGTCCATGTAGTGCCATTAGATGTTAAAATGTTGCCAGAGGTACTAGGTGCTACATAGCCAAGGACTGTTGAGCCAATTGCAGACGTAGGTAGGACACCAGTTAGTGTATTGTCTGCGTATGTAATAACCTTATTAGTGAACGTCTGCGCTCCTGATAAAGTAACCTCACCAGTCTCAAAGTAAGCCAGACTAGTCCAAGCAGTAGCGCCATCGCCACGCTTCATCTTATTAGTATCAGTCTCGACACCAAACTCATTCTGAGCAAGGATAGGATTTGCTGAAGTCCATGCAGCAGCAGTGCCACCACGTAATTGAATAATACTAGCCATTAAGGATTACCTCCGTTGTAATTTTGTGCAGTTAAATAAACAGAATCTGGAGCACCGCCATCAAGATTTGTTTTGAATAAAGAATCAGCTTCTGCTTTAGTATATGTATTTGCAACACTAAAAGCACCGTAAGCAACAATGTCAACAATGTCGCCTGCTGTAGCGCCAACAGTCAGCACAATGTTAACACCGCTAGAGGCTGTGAAGTCTGTACCAGCAACTTGTTTAACACCGTTCAAATAGACATCTACAAAGCCTACATCATATGTAAGATCAAAAGTGGTCTGTGAAGCTGTAGCTGTGTAGACAAAGCGTTCAGCAGTGCCATTAACAGCAGAGCCAGCATCAACCCATGATGTGCCTGTGTACACCTTCATCTTCTCGGACGTGGTGTCGAAATAGAGAGCGCCTGTTAGCAGAGCGTTGCCGTCATTGTCCAGCGTAGGAGATGAACTTTTAGCTCCAAGATAACGATCATCAAAGCTGTCATAACTGTCTTCAGCAGCAGCGGCTGAGGCAGCGGCAGCAGCAGCACTGTCAGCAGCATCTGCTGTGTCACCAAACAATG